GAGTTAGACAGATATAATAATCTTTTTTGTAAGGTATAACGTGAGATCCTCCTCTAAAATCAAAATCTAGTTTTTTGTATGTAGATTCATCTAGATGTACATTAGTTGTTTCTTTTTTCTCTGGGCAGTATTTGACAACCTGTACAGGATTACACCACTTTACATAATGAAATGGTTTATCTACGATAGGCATCCAATTTTTTTCACAATAGGAAGGTCCTGTATCAATAGCGTCTATATGTTCTCCTGGAATAGGAATTCTTTCTCTACTTACTTCTTTCCACTTGCCGTTTTGATTTTGTAGAATACGAGACAACTCCATCCTACCAACACCATTCTTGGTAGTGTCTCGTCTTACTCCGGTAAGATATAAAGATCCATCCCACTGAACTAATCTAGCATCTTCTAATCCAACAAAATCCCACAGAGGATCGACATCCCATGTACTAGTATCTACTTTAGAATAGGAAGAAAATCCATCAAAGTTTTCATTGACAGTTCCTATAAAATTATTTGTCTTTAGTCTCCAGTCATTTTCGGGGTGTAGATATACTACCGGACCCCATGGGTGAGCATACTTTACTTTTTCAGCATGATACAAAGTATACTCTACGTGCCTTAGATTAACAAGAATTTTGTCGTCAACAACAGCAATAGATCCATTGGTCAGACCAGTTCCTCTAGTTTCACTTGAATCTACATACAGCGGTGTGATATCTCCTCCGTTTTCCAGCACCGATTTTACAAAATAAGGGCGCTTGATAGGACGAACGGGAGCAAACCCTCGTCCCCATGATGAATCTAATGCCATGAAATAAAGTTCAATCAGTTTCTAGTATTTATGCTAGATCAAATAACCCCTATTTTGTGGTTCGTATGGGTTGATCAACAAAGTATTTACGTAGAGCTCTACACCCCAAATTCTAGGAAAAGATCTTCTGTTGTTACCACCGGCATTTCCGGCAATTTGGTTGATAAAAATATTGACATTCTGAAATCTTCTAGACCCTAGGTTGGAATAATCCAATGCTGATGGAACAGTAAACTCATATGTAAATTCAGTTCCTAGTCTTCCACTTCCTAGTGGGGTAGTGTTTCTAACTATATCCAAAGGGTTTCCATTTGGTAATGGTAAAGTAGCAATAGGAGTTCCTATTGTGGTCGCTGTAGCGCCATATCGTAATGATACTTCTAGTGTAGCAACAGTAGCAGACCCTCCACCCGTTGCCCCTCCTAGTTGATCACCAAACGTACTGTTGACTGGATCGACAAGTAATCTAACAATATGTGTAGATGGTAAGGCACTACCGGCAGGAGCGGTGGATACAATACCAGCATCAGGAATTTCTGATAACGAAGGAAATCCTAATAGCATAGAGGCAAGGTTTTGTCCATTTCCATTATAAACAATAGGTCCATATCCCAATGTATTAAAACCGGTTGGAGCGTCTAAGTTTGGTTGAGACGTTCTTTGATTTGCTACAGCATTGGGAGGATTTTGAGATGATCCACCTCCAAATCCGGACAAAGGAGTGTTGGCAGTTGGATCTACAGAGTCTTCAAATAATCTATTTAAGTTAGTGTTATCCCAATCATTTGCCAATACACCAACTCCGGGTGTTAAATTATAGTCAAGAGTTCCATTTAAAAGTCCTACGCCAAGAAAAGCATTGGGTCGTAAAACTCTATAATTATTTGGAGATACATTGGTAAGATCAATATAATAAGTCATAATTTATTAGGTCAGTGAAGCAGGTCTCAAGATCATACTGATTGTGGCAAATGTTGAATTGAATGGACCATTTCCCAAGTTAAACTCTAATACATCGCCATTTGCTAGAGAAGTCCCGCTGATTCCATTATCTGTGGTGATAGCACCACCAGCATTATTTGTAGCAGATCCAGACACTGCCGAACCAGCGTTAAAAGAATATAGTAGTGTAGCGTTAGATCCGTTAAAAGCTCCAGCAGATGCTCTGTTGATAGTAACAGATGGACCATCTGTAGGATCTTCTAGTACAAGACTTACACTTTCTATTACATAACCTTCTTCTAAGAAAACTCTATAAAATCCTTTTAATCCTTGCTGTAGAGTTGTGGTCCCGCCACCATCCATAGTAAAGTTTAGAGTTTTTCTATCATCAATAAATGTAGCATTGTAACCACTATTAAAACTCAATGCCATTCCATTTCTAGGAGTGGTGATGCTCGCTGGCAAAGTCAGGGTATACGATGTACCTGCGTTAGCGGGTACATCTATAGCAACAGAGTTTGGTGTCGGCTCTTGATCTTCAATCTCTATTCTTCCTACGCCAGCTCCATTAGTACCCTGAATAACAACAGCAGCTGCTCCAGTACCCCCGGCGTTTAGTATTAAATCGCCAGCAGATTCAACAGTGTTGTTGACTTCTATCCCATTACCGCCGCTAGGTAAAACTTTTGCTTGTACTCCTACACTAGTGAGACTAGAGGATAAAACAGTAGATCCTAAACCAGTTCTAGTAAGAACCTCATCTGTCCCAATCTCAATGGATCCGATGGGTGGCGTAATTGTTAAAGTTCCATCTGGACTAGCTACATCACCATCTGTAAAAGTATAAACTAATGCATTAGTGGAATTGTAAGCAATCAGATCAGTAGCAGAAGCAAACTCACCAGCAGCATCACCTGCTATTTGTACAGTAAACTGAGCTCCTTGTGATTGGTTGTCTCCAGTAATAGGAGGACCCCACTCTAATACAGCAGTGGTGTCACCAGGAACAGATTGATCACTATGAGAGGCAATTTTAAGTACATATCCTACAGAATCAGTGGTGTCTGTTGTTCCTGGAATCAGTGCTGGTAAATCTACTGTATAATTTCTAGTAATATCGGATGGTGCTTGGAAAGCAGCGAAGTTTGCAGTAGGAGTATCAGCATCCAACCATCTAATTGGAGTTGGAGTTGCTCCGTTATATACAAGATCAATAGATTGATTTGAGTCATTGTATAGGGCATAATCTGCGCCTGCCTGAGCACCTAAATTATTTCTATACTGAATAGCACCGATCGCTGCTCCACCCGGAGTAGGAGTGTTTTCAATAAAAGAAGCAGTTCCATCTGTTTGGAAAGATAAGATATAACCAGACACTGCTGGTGGAGCAGCAGGCAATATGATATCGTAATTACTAGTTACATCATCCGGTGCTTTAAAAGTAATCTCATTACTTAGATTTAAATCTCTAAGAGTGATAGATCCACCAGTAACACCATCGTTATCTTGTACTACTGGTTGTGATAGAATTTGTCCTCTAGTTAATGCCATTATGAGTGTGCCTCCTTCCAGGATAATACGATATCGAAAGATACGAGATCGGTCGATTTATTTGTAATCGAGAGGGCAAGAACTTCTGGTCCGTTTGGATATAATCCATTTCCACCTAAGATAGAGTTCTCTAAATTTTTAACATTAGTTAGATCAAAAATTTCAGAACGGTTAGCAGTAGTAAATTTAAATAAAAGTTCTCCCCCTTCTGGTTTTGCAATAGTAGTAGTTTCGTACTGAGCAAATGATGGTTGATAACCTAAAGATGGAACTCCGTTGTCAGCATACTCTTGAGATTGAGCACTCTCCCAAATAACTGTTTCTGGATCTATACTTGATGGATTTAAAACTCCTGCTAATTCATATCTACGAGGGGCAAAACTATTAGTGGAATCCTGAGTTGCTACTTCGATAGATGTTAATGTAATTCTAGATCTATTAAGAAGTTCTCTCTCGCCAACTTCTCCAGGTAATCCATTACTTACAGCCGGAGCTGGTCTGAATAGAAGAACAGTTTGTGATGTTCCGCTGGGAATACTAATCGTATCTTTAGCTGTTGTAAATTTAAATCCAGGATCAGATTTAAACCCTCCGTCTAAGATAACAGAAGAACCCCAGTGTGAAATCTGAGGGGCAATATTACATCCAATGAATTGAACGGAAGAGTTCACTGGATGATCTAAACCGCCAACCGTAGTATCTCCACTAAAAGTTCTATTTGATCCAGATAAGAATCTTGTATAAGATGCTCCTCTTTGGGATAGGCTAATTTGATTACCGGTAATACCATCATACTCTACTACTTCAGTAAGTATGTCTGGTCCCTGAACACTCTTAATAGTTAAAAGTCCTCCATCAGTAGGGAACAACTTGTCGGCATTGGCTACTTCAATGGTGACATTTCCTGTGCCAGTAGAACTACCAATAACTTTACTATGGCGACATGATGTTACAACTTCATACCTTGCTGGTAGGTTGCCAGATCTCATATATGCTTCTGTATTGAAGTTAGAGTTTCCGATACGATGAGCAACAATCCAATCTCCTAGAGGACCTCTTACCATATAATCAATATATCCAGCACCGTACCACGACCATTGAATACCGACCATTTGCATCCTATCGGGATGTAAGAAATAACCAGATGGTCCTTCTCCATCAAGAGTATCTGAATTGAATTCAGATTGTGGAATTCTTAATTCTGTAATTAAAGATATCTTGGAATTGCTGCTGTCTACACCTCTGTATGCCGGATTGACATACATCTCTGTGGAACTAGCTACATTAGTTACTTCGTAAACTTGTCCTTTAATTTGAACTTTATTTCCGGCAGTAAATTGATCTCCAAACCTTGTATTGGTTCCTGTAATGATATTACTTCCATTTGTTAACGCTACAGTCCCTGTAACTTGTGTTGTACTGGATCTAACACAGGCGTATAAAGATACACCATCATATTCCCAATATGGACCATTAGCATCATCAAACATACCTGTACGGACTGCTGCTCCACTCCATTCAGTAACTACCACTTTCGGAGATATACCTAAAGAAGCAGTTGTTCCTGCTACTAGTCCAATATTCAATCCATCATTTAACCCACCAGGACCAAAGTCTGTAATTTCAAAAGTATTGCTATCGATAATAGCTGTAATTGTATATGGAGTATAGATGTAGTTGTTGATGGGTGAGTTGTATCCCGTAGTTGTTATATCAGATAAAGCAACTTTTACACCTACTTGAAATCCATGAGCAATATCAGTAGTGACACGTAATTGGTTTGATGCTGTGTATTCTGCTCCGGTAATATCATATGCTGGTGTGAATAAAGCTCCTGTTGAGAAATTTACACCTTTACCGGACTGATATCTGAAATATTTCTTGGTCTGTCTCTTTGCTTCAAGACCTGCTATTGGATAGAATGTATTGATTAAAATACCACCATCAAAAGGTCTGTGGGTAAATGTAGAATTAGAAATAGCGTATACAATTACAGTTTGTGCTGCTGGTGGAGCTGGGTTGATTACAGTGGAACTAGCTGCTACTCCATCAGGGATTTCGTATCTAAATGAAAGTTCATTAATTACCTCAGTTACAAAGAAAGGACCTTCTTCTTCCTGTGAACCTGCTGTAGTATCTACTAGTAAAAACGGAGATCCTGGGAACAATCCATGGGCTTCTCTAAAAGTTAATACGGCGTCATTGGTAGCCGAGTTAGAATCATATCTCTCTAGATTTAATGCTGCTTGATCAAAAATAGAAGCAGGTCTTAAAGTAGTAACGGGAGTGACTGATACACCAGCAACACTATCTTTTGCTTTATATCTAAAGTTACTAGCGTCAACTTGCTCACTTACAACGAAAGATCCTTCAGCATCTGAAAATCCTTCAGATAATCCAGTGATAGTAAAAGCAGTATTTGCTGCTAGAGCAGCACTATTAGCGACTGTAACAGTAACTGTGTTTCCTACTGCTGATACACTTGTAACTTCCAGAGGAACACCAATTCCTTCCGAGAAAGATGGATACCCTGTATTGAATCCTACATTGTGCCATTTTGAACTTTGTAATCCATACTCAAAATCAGCATCAATAAGAGTCTCTGGATTGGATACTTTGATCCTTTCTACAGCATCAACCGCTGCATCGAAAGGTCTAACTACAAGACCTTTTCTTTCATCTTCAACAAAGATAATTAATTCGTCTGTGTCCTGACCATTGATACTAGTATCGTAAAGTAAATCAAATGTACAAACACCATCAATAGACCACGGGAAGTCTGGATCATCTCCTAGTAAAGGATGTGAGTGAACTTTACTAACAAAAGTTTTTGCTGGATCCCCTAGAGTATAGATAGTTTCGCCAGTGGTTACATTAATGATAGAAAGTACATCGTTAATGTTCAAATGACCAGGAACTTTTACCGTTCCGGTAGTAGCATTAAATACGTATTGTTCTTCTTTTCTTCTTGCCATGGTATTATGTTATACTCCGAAGATAATAGCGTTAGTGATGGATTGTTCAACAGTGGCAAAGATTGTTGTAGGGTTGCTCGTTTTCATGAACATAACACCAAAGAATGATTGACCACTTTCAGGTACTTCACTGAAGTGAATACTAGTATTTCCTGTGTTACTATTTAGTCTAAATCCTACTGTACCTCCTGCTCCAAATCCACTAGAATCTGGATCTTGAATAATGCCACCAAGAGAAATCATCAAACGTGCTACTTCTCCTAACAGATCATCATTTACAACTCTAGTGTAACTACCTGGAGTACCAAAATAGACATCAAATATATTTTCAACTCCATCAAAAGCACTAGCATTGATAGGATCTACGTCGGGGTCATCACCGGAAGCAACGAGAGTAATGTTTGTAATTTCGTCAGGTGTAGATGCTTCCGGTCCAGTAAGTCCCTGAGCACCAGTGTTTCCGGTTGTTCCTAATAAACCTTGAGTACCTTGAACACCTTGTCCACCAATAGTTCCAGTAGTTCCTTGATTACCCTGTGTTCCTTGATCCCCTTGAAGACCCTGTGTTCCTTGGTCTCCCTGGAGACCTTGTGTTCCTTGATCTCCTTGAATACCTTGTGTTCCCTGGTCTCCTTGAATACCTTGGATGGAAAGTCCCTGGATACCCTGTGTTCCCTGGTCGCCTTGGATACCTTGAGTTCCTTGATCACCCTGGATACCTAATGTACCTTGGATGCCTTGGAGACCTTGCTGACCTCTAAGGTTTCCAGAGTTCTGCCAATCTCCACCTCTTAAGATATAAAGATCACCTGTAGCGTTATCGATAACAGCGTCACCAGCAGCTGCTGTGACACCTTGCCCTGCCAGGTCAGCATTAATTTCATTGTTGATATCAGTTTGGGTAGTGCCTGACGCCTGAGCATCAGTAACATTAGCGATAATCTCAAGTGCCTTACCTAGTTCACCTTGAATACCTTGAGAACCCTGTGTTCCAGTCTCTCCCTGGACACCTTGAACACCTTGGGGTCCGAAGTCACCTTGAATACCTTGAGTACCCTGTTCACCGAATATACCTTGGGTTCCCTGGTCTCCTTGAATACCCTGATTGCCTTGATTACCAAGATCACCGGTTCTGGCAAATGTAACTAAGATATCATCAGTGTTTAAGAATGTAGCTCCGGAACCAGATACAAAAGATACACTTATAGTCCACCAACCAATATTATTCGTTAAACTGTTAATAGCATAGAAGTTAAATCTAGATGGATCTCCATTTTCGGAAATCTTAACATGACCTTTGATTAACGATGTAGAACTATCAATCGTTACTAAGAAGTTATCAATAAAGGCTGAGTCATCATCTTGTTGATCAATGTACAACTCGGTAGCACTATTTTGAGTGGCATTATTTAAACGTAATAATCCAGCACCGGGATCAGCAGCGGTAGTTGTACTGGAGAATGTATAGTTAAAAGTAGCACCACCGAAGTTACCAGTGGGACCTTGAATACCAGTGAAACCTTGGACACCTTGATCTCCCTGGATACCTTGAATACCCTGATTACCTTTAATAGCACCAACGTTATTAAACTCGGTGCCATTATATACCCAGAGATTACCAGTAGCTTCATCAATGATGCCTTGGTTCTGTTGAATTAGTGGTTCGGGATCACCATCAAATACAGAAAGTAAATAGTTACTAATCTCTGTATCAGATGCTGGAGCTCCAGCAGCAAATCCACCAGCAATCGCTTCGGCCTCGGCATCAGTAACAGATCCTACGATAACTAGGGATGTACCTTCATTACCTTGGACACCTTGATCTCCTTGGATACCTTGAATACCCTGAACAGAAAGTCCTTGGATACCTTGAGTTCCCTGGTCTCCTTGAATACCTTGTGTTCCTTGATCTCCTTGAATACCTTGAGTTCCCTGGTCGCCTTGAATACCTTGTATTCCTTGATCACCTTGGAGACCTTGTGTTCCTTGATCACCTTGGACACCCTGAATAGAAAGTCCTTGAATACCCTGTGTTCCTTGATCACCTTGAAGACCTTGTGTTCCCTGTTGTCCTTGGACACCTTGAATACCCTGAGCACCGGTTGGGAAAAACTGAAGAACAATTTCGTCATTGGCAGCAAAAGATTGTCCAGTACCATTGATTACATCAATTTCTAACCACGATCCATTATCAGTAACGTTAGTAACTGTAAACTGATTAGAAGTTGTTCCGGAATTTAAATACTGAACAAAGTTTAATGTTCCTCTATTTCCAGTATAACCATAGGTATTCCAATTAGCAATAAAATCGCTAATGTTTATATTAACCGCTGTTAAAGAAGAAATAGCAATAATGGTGGTAGCGGCAGGAGAACCACTAAGTCCGTTAAATCTTATAGCACCTGCTCCAGGATCTGCAATAATCGCGGAAGCATTCCACTCATATGGATAACCTGCTTTATCTCCCTGGAAACCTTGGATACCTTGAGTTCCCTGGTCGCCTTGAATACCTTGAATTCCCTGGTCTCCTTGGAGACCTTGAGTTCCTTGAGTACCCTGGAGACCTCTTAAGTTACCAACGTTAACCCAAGTTACTCCATCAAACTGTAAAACGTAAATATCACCCGTTGCTTCATCAATAATACCATCATTAAATCCAGCAGTAGGTCCTGGTCCAGTAGCAGAGAAATAATCACTTAAGTAAGCACTGATTTCTGCATCAGAAGGAGTTGGTCCAGCTGAGAAACCTTCGGAAATAGTGTTAGCAATAACATCATCATTACTGCCGATGATAATAAAGTCTCTACCTCTTGATCCTTGGATACCTTGAATTCCCTGGTCTCCTTGGATACCTTGAATACCTTGTGTTCCCTGGTCTCCTTGAATACCTTGTAATCCGGTATTACCACGATTACCTTGGAGACCAGTAGGACCTTGAATACCAGTTTCACCCTGCTCACCTTGAATACCAAAATCACCCTGTACACCTTGGAAACCTTGACTACCTCTAGTTCCCTGGGCACCTGTAGAACCCTGGATACCAAGTTCACCTTGAATACCCTGAGCACCTTGAGGTCCTAAATCACCCTGGATACCTTGAGTTCCCTGGTCGCCTTGGATACCCTGTGTTCCTTGAGCACCTTGAGGTCCTAAATCACCTTGAACACCCTGAATACCTTGTTCGCCAAATATACCCTGGGTTCCTTGATCACCTTGAATAGAAATTCCCTGGATACCTTGATCACCCTGGATACCCTGTCCACCTCCACCTTGAACACCTTGCTGACCTTGTGTTCCAGTCTCACCTTGAACACCTTGATTAGAGATACCCTGAGTACCTTGGAATCCTAAATCACCCTGTATACCTTGCTCACCATCAGTGCCTTGGACACCTTGGAATCCTCTAGTACCCTGAAGACCTTGAGTTCCTGATTCACCCTGAACACCTTGAGTTCCCTGGTCTCCTTGGAGACCTTGAGTTCCTTGAGGTCCTAAATCACCTTGAATACCCTGTGGACCAAAATCACCCTGAATACCAAGTTCACCTTGAATACCTTGAGATCCAGTCTCTCCTTGGGCCCCATCGTTGCCTTGGAGACCTTGAATACCCTGTCCACCACTACCTTGAATACCTTGGATGGAAAGTCCCTGGATACCTTGGATACCCTGTGGTCCTCTAACTGGTCCTACGTTGACCCATACAGCACCATCGTATACCCAAAGATCTCCAGTTGCATCGTCAAGGACACCATCACCGGCCGATGCTGGAATCCATGAATTTCCTGGATCATTTAATGTTGCTTGTGGATCACCAATTACGTTTACATCAGGAACAGATCCAACAATCTGAACCGAAGATCCATCTACACCTTGAATACCTTGAGCACCATCACCCTGGATACCCTGGAAACCTTGAATACCCTCACCCTGAATACCTTGAATACCTTGATTCCCGATACCTTGTAGACCTTGTGTACCCTGTGGTCCTTGGACACCCTGAATACCTTGACCACCTTCTTCGATAAGAGTCCATGCTCTAATGCCATTCACATCAGAAGTCAGGACATATACCTGACCCGGTGGTGGGGGATTAGAAGGAGCTCCTAAATTGGGTTCCGCTTCTTCTAGAGCAAGGTAAGCGTATCTACCAGGACTGACACTTAACGGTCCTGTTACCTTTACTCTATTACTAAGGAGTCTACTGATTTCGGACATTTAAAGATCAAGCGGATGTTTCTAGGATACTTGCAATAAACTTAAGATCATTACCAGTAGCATCAGAACCAGAAACTTGAATAAAGTCTCCAGTTTCTAATACTAGTTTACCTGTTAGTAGATTTAAAGTATCATTTGCTGGGATGGTGAAGTCGGAAACAACATCTGTCGTTACGGCACCTCTACCAAACTTAAACGTTACTTCATATGGAGTTCCGCCCGTATTAGTAATCTGTGCCAAAAGGAATACAGATTTAAATCCAAGCGGTGCTTCGTAGACTTGAGTATCTACAGTTGTAACATCTGATGTAATTGTTTTAAAATTATTTAGGGGTAAACCAGCCATTGTTTTTAATTAGGATAGGGCGAGGATGAAGGGGGTTACTGTAACAAAGAGTGATCTTTGGAACGAGTCTCCAGATAACGTACCAGTGTTCTGGTTGATCTGTAGACCTTGACCAATACGGAAGTTACCTAGTTGGTCTGTACTGGTAAAGGCGACTTTACCGCCGTTAAGTTCAACAACTTCATTTGCTTGGATGGGAACACCACCTCTAGCAGGGATAGCTTCTTGAATCTTAGTTCCGGCACCCACATATTCCATACAATGTGAGTTAGCGATGATTCTAGTCTGCTGGAAGAAGAAGACTTCATCACCATCATTCAGGTCAAAGGCAATATTTTCATCAGTAGTGATTGTAGTCTTGCCATTAACAGGATCAGGTATCTCTCCGGTAACAATACTGTAATACTGAGGATACATCTCTGGTTCTACTGTTGCTGTAACAGTAGGAGAACCACCAACCAATACAATATTTGGAGGATTAATAAACTGAGAACCAGAGGAGATAAGAGTAATCGAAGTTACGACACCATTAGTTAAGTTAGCGATAGCCTGAGCAGGAATACCACTAGGACCAGTTGGGTCATCAATTACAACAGATGGAGGAGAGGCATAACCACTGCCACCATTGGTTATATTTATCTCTTCAATAAAGAAGTAAGGGTTGCCATTATTACCAATCGTGATGCCCTGACCAATATATGGCTTCTTCGGGCAATCTCTTAGATTGATAGTAGAACCTGGATTCTGATTGCCATCAACGAATGCTGTATATTGTAGTGGCGATACACCATCAGCAACTAGTCCGAAGTTACCAAAGTCAGTGTTAGAGTTCGTGATAGAGCAAGTAGAACCAGCAGTTAGATATACAGCACGGTTACAGCAGATCTCGAAGATAGACACTAACTGAGTATATCCACCGTTAACAATCGTAATACCGTCGCCACCTTGGTTATACTGGGTATAAGAGTCAAGAACGAACGAGGCAGTTCCCTCGGCAAGGTTTCCGTCTACAATTAAACCACTACCAGTAGTAGTTAGAGAAGTACAGTTCTGTACATATGGAGATCTGGTAATGTTACCAGCGTTACCAATGTAGTAGTCGAAGTTGAGTTCGATATTGTTAAAGTCTAGTTCGTTGGCGGTTGATAAAGTGATGACCTTATCTTGAATGCTAATAATGACAGCAGCAGTTGCCACACCGCCAGTTAGAGATCCTTCTGGAATGTTCTTAACAGTGACATACATTCTAGGTTTGAGACCTTGTGTAGCAGATCCTGGTTTGCCAGGTAGATCATCTAGAGTAATCTGGTATGATCCCTTGATACCGGTTCCTGTTCTAGTGAAGGTTTCTCCAATCTTTGTCTTGGGGAACGAGCAGGTGTAGGATGGGAATAGGTGTCCGGAGAATGTAACGTTAGTGATGTATCCACCGTTCTCACAGTAGATTAGATTCTGTGTAGGATCACTTGGGTAGATGCTAACATCACGGAGGTTATCACCAAAGATACCTGTGTTTGGAGGTAGAACAATAGGAGTCTGCTCTGTATATACACCAGACTTGACAAATACAGTTGTCTTGAAGGATGGTAACTGAACCTGTACAGAATCCTTACCACCTTCTAGTAACATGAACTCGATGATATTCCAGTAATTGTCGATAGCAGCATCAACATCAGTACAATATGGATACTCGAAGTCTCTAATGACTTCATTGTCGAAGTATAATGGTTCTAGACTATACTTTGGTTCGTATAAATCATTGGAAGGACTTATAAGCCACTGATTAGATGCCTTCTTCATGATGTCCCTGGCAAATCTATAAGCAAGGATTGATTGCTCTAGTTCACCATCAATGTAGATAAGTCTTCCGTTGTCGTTATCGAAGTAGAAGTTAGCAATATCAGTAGTATTGACATTACCACCAACCTTAAGGTCTGTAGCAATACCTACAACAACATATCCCGTATCACGGAAGCAGAGAGATTCAGTCTTCTTCCATCCCTTTCTACCATAGTTTTCGGTAACTGTGTTGAGATGCTCTAGAGTTCCATCTGTTATAACTTTCTCTAAGATAGCAAATAAGTTATCAACAGCAAATTGTACATCAATACATACCTTCTCGGATCCAGACTTCGTGTAATCTCTTGGTTCAAAACTTAAACCATATTCTTCGGGACCACGGAATAGTTCTAGATCCTTGGCAAATAATTGATTAGTGAGTGCTTTCTTGATATATCTAGCAGCAGCTTTATAAGCAGTAATAGATTCTGCCTCTTCTCCAACAATACCATTGGCGAGAGCATCTCCGTTATTGTCGAAGTATCCTCTAGCAACTTTAATAATGTTGACATTGCTGTTGGCATAGAGATCTTCAGCAATAGCTCTTACAACATACGAGATATCTCTACGACACTTAGTTTCATTGATAGATGGTTCACCATTGTCAACTGTAATACCATCCAAGAATGTTTCTGGTTGGGCATTTTGTAAAGTATCTGTAACGATAGTAACCAAAGAAGCAATCTCATTCTGAACATCAATACATTTGTTGGGATAGACATTACCATCATCAGTGATAGTAAGATCTCTCTTATAAAGAACATTCTGAATGGCATCCTGCATCACTACGATTGCTTGACCGAGAGCAGATACTGTCTGGGGAACCTCTCCGGAAATCTGTGGAATTAGGATATCAGATCCAGTAACAATGTAAGTTCTTGCTGCTGAAATAATACTAGTGTTACTTCTGTTCTTGAGATCAGTCATGACAGCATCAACGATGAGTCCTAGATCTCTACGGCAAATCTTACCACCAGGAGTATCGGCAGAATCTGTGTCAAGGAAGATGCCCTCGTTCAAAGGAGGTACATTTTCATTAGTTCCAGTCAAGAAAGCATCAGAAGAGATTGCCGTTAAGTTGTCGATAGTAGTTCTAACATCAGCACAAGATCTAGGATCAGTGTTGCTCTGTGTTGCTGGATCAGGAGTGACAGTTAGATCCTTGACATATCCTGTTAGATCTGCTGTAACATATACAGAACCAGAAGTAACAGCAGTGCTGATGTCAAGAGAATCTTGGTTTGTGATCGCTGCTTTCATTAACTCAGAAGCAACTCTAAATGTAAATACAGATTCAGATTCTTCTCCGAGTACCCCATCGGTGATTGGATTACCCTCTTCATCAAAGTAGAAGTTGGTGAAGTATCTGATATATCTGTTACCTCTTGTGAATACATCAAGAGAGATAGCGTCAATGAAATATCCTAAGTCGCGCTTACACTTAGTTTCTACAGCAAGAAAATCAAATGCGCTGTACAGTGGATTTAGAGTGGCAGCAGTGAAGGCATCATCAACAATAGATGCCTTGTTTTGCTGAATGAGACGATAAGAATCAGCATACCTGCTGTTCTCTGTAGTTACCTCATCACCATTAAAGTTGAAGTCTGGGAAATCAATAGCGATCTGAGCAAGAGATTTGTCTAGAATTTCATTCTTATTGAGACCAATCAATCCAGCAGCATCATCAAAACGATCTTGCTGATATTGTGTCTCGACAGGTAGAGAACTTAGATTGCCACCAGCAATAACATCAGTGACAATAGTAGTCAGTGAAGCGATAGAGTTCTGAACATCAATACAAGCAGCAGCATTACCAGATTCAAGTACAGGTTCATCGGGGTTGCCATCGCCGTATACTGGTTCACCTGGAGAGATAGTTAAGTCTTTTTCGAATAACTGGTTCGTTACCGCTTTCTGCATCATATCTCTTGCCATATTGAAGGCAGTGATAGACTCTGCTTCCTCTCCTAAAAGACCAGTATATAGAGGTACATCAGGAGAGATAAAATAGTTTTGGGCAAGTTTACGTGTATATCTGTTACCAGCACCTAGGAAGATATCAAGAGAAATAGCATCAATAAAGAATCCAATATCTCTACCACACTTAGACTCATTGAATAGAGGGTTGCCGTAGTTGACATCAATAGCATTGATGTTTGTTAGTGCTAATGCTGGATCAGTAATTGCTGTATTGATGGCATCAGAAGTAATACCAACCAAAGTTTGGATAGTTGCTCTTACAGCAGCACAGGAAGCAGGATCTTTGTTATCTCCTGTAGCAGGGTCTGCTAAGATCGATAGATCTTGTCTGAACAACTGGTTAGTTACCGCTAACTCCATAGCATTAGCAGCGGCATTGAAAGCAGTAACAGATTCTGCCTCTTCTCCAATGTCACTATAGACACCACCTGGGAAGTATCCTAAAGCATTAGCAATAGACTTGACATTTGCTTCATTGTAAAGATCATCTACAACAGCATCGATTACATATCCTAAGTCACGCTTACACTTGTCCATACCGGCATTATAGTCGCCGTTATTGACATAAGGGAGAAGATCGATATCATCAGAAGCAAATACATCGATAACAATCGTTGCTAGGTTATCGATAGTAGTCTGTACATCAGAACAAGCACTAACATCTGTTCTAGATACATCTGGTTCTCCACTGCCAAATTCGGCAGGACCTTCTACAACGGTGAGATCAGTAAATGCTAATTGGTTAGCAACTGCTAACTTCATAAGCTCGGCAGCTCTATTCCAAGCAAACTGAGATGCTAGTTGTTCTTCATCGTCTAGTTGTGGAAGTCTAATTCCGAATTCATCAAAATGGAATAGAGTAAAGTCTCTGGTATATCTGTTTCCTCTAGTAAATACGTCTAACGATACGGCATCAGTGAAGTATGAAATATCTCTACGACACTTAGCTTCTACAGCAGCAAGATTAGCAACTACACCAGCTCCAGCATGGAAGTTAGGGAACAATGCTGGATTAGCAGTCACATAAGCAGCAGTGCCATTGTATGTCTCATCATCAATGTCATTCTTATTCTGTTGAATCAAACGATAACCGTCATAGTAACGATAGTTTTCTTGGTTACTAGCAGGATCGCCAGGAAACACAAAATCGGGATGGTCGATAGCAATCTGTGCTAATCCTCTATCAGCGATCTCATTCTTATTGGCAAATACCAAGTTAGAAGCATCTTGGTATGTTCCTTGGGGAACATTAAACTCATCTGGGATGACAGCGAAACCACTGTTAGCAAGAGCAATCTCAGCATTGAGTACATCAACAACTGCTGTTACTAGTGTATTAATTGTGCTCCTAACATCAGCACAAGCAGTGGGATCTGTATTAGGAACATCACCGCCAGGATTATTAGGATCGTATGTAGGATTACCAATAAGGACTGTTAAATCTCTGTATAGAGTTAGTCCTCTGTCGAATGCTTCACCGGCAGTGTTGGTTCCATCATCTAATGTATAAGATCTAGTTGTTGGGAGAGTAACAGATAACTGATTAGTAATTACTGCTTCCATGATCGCTTCTACATTCTGGAAAGCAACAATAGAAGCAGCTTCTTCTCCCTCTAATCCATTTAGAATAAACTCATTCGAGTCGTTGTAATAACCTAAAAGAAACTTTCTGGTATATGTGTTAGCACCACCCAAGAACATATCTAGAGAGATGGAATCAACAAAGAATCCAATATCACGCTTACATTGTTCTGGAGTTCCTACTGTAGCAAGACCCTCTAGAATCATATCGTCGTATGCTAACTCAACGATTAGAGTTCTGTTCTGTTGGACCAAACGATAAGCATCTTTATATCTGGAATACTCGGTCTCTACAGGATCACCAGGATAAGAGAAATCTTCATGCTGATTAGCAATTTCGGCAAGAGATCTATCTACAATCTCTCTACGGTTTTGTTGGATGAGACGATAAGAATCTCTATATCTGGAGAATCTATCTTCCTGGTTAGATCCTGGGAAGAAGAAGTCGGGATGCTCAATAGCAATCTCGGCAAGTGCTCTGTCCTGAATCTCTTCCATGTTGGAGAAGATTAGGTTTCTGGCATCCTTCCATCTGCCAGATTCAGCAGGAGAGTCGGGGAATACGAAACGATTGTTGCTAGTTCTGGTGATACCGTCTAAGTTACCGGGGGTAGCATCACTACCGATTGCTTGTAGATAGATTAGTGTTAGACTCCAAATAGCAGAAGCAACGTCAGTACAACCATATCCATACTGGGTAGCAGGATCCGGAGGAGTTGCAACTGTAGTTACAGTTCCTGGACTGCCATCGATGCCAATACCTTCTGCTAAAATACTTTGGAAAGCAGCTAGAGCAGATTCAACTTCTACACAGTCGGCGGGGGCCCCATCTGCTAGTGTATATGGATCGGTAATTTGATCTAATCCGGTAGTATCGAATCCTAGATTACCAGTCTCATCATCAGCAGCAGTCTGTAATAAAGAAAACTCTCTGTTGTTGATTACTTCGATAGAAATATCACGAACCTTTTCAAATACAAATAAGGTCTCTGTTCTATTCTGAGGATCAATAACGTCCTGCTCATATAATGTAGCCGCCTCTACTACCTTATCATTTCCACCATGCTGTAAATTGTAGATAATAGTATCTAATACATCAAGTACATCATCTATACAATCTTCTTTTGTTCCTGGAGCTACTGGGGAAAAAGATCCACCGGCAAAAAATGTAAGTTCGTTATATGCTTTCTTAGCAATATATTCTTTATTGATTTGAATAAGCCTAGCAGACTCAGCAAACGCGTTCTTTCTTTCGTATGTGTCACCTGCTAATCCGAGAGGATCTAAAACGATAGTATTATCAAATACTGGAGTGAGACCATGAGCACCAACTAGATTAGGTGGTTCTGCTCCAGCAATAGCAATATCAGGATCTTGTCTCATCACCTGCATCATTGTGTAGGCAACTTGCTGATATACATTGATGGAGTCGTCTCTCTCGCCATCAATCAGATCGCCGTATTCTGGTCTTGTATATACTTCAGCGAAATCATATACTTTCTGGTTGCCGTCATACTTGACATTGAATGCTACGGCATCGATGAATAGTTTTACATCATCAATACATCCCTCACGCCCATCACCAGGAGGCACGAAAGGAGAAATTTGTTGTGCTCTATCGTATCCTTCTTCGGCAATAAAATCTTTGTTGGCAATGATGGTGTCATAGGCATCAATCCATCTGTTGCCTCTGGCATAATCCTTGTACTCAGTTAAAAGTTCTCCAACTACTTCATCCTGAATAAGTTTCTTGTTTAGTAGAATATTGTTAGCACCATCACACAACTTACCGAAGTATCCTCTTTGTGCTGTTCTTAGTGCTGCTCCGATAGATGCCTTTGCTGTCTCTTGACTTAAACCATCATTTGTATCGTCTCCGTCTTTGGATACAAATAATACGTTCTCAATCGTAAGAGATTTCCAAAGAAGTTTTCCTTCTTTATTAACTTTAAGAAACTGTCCGTCTTCACCAGTGCTACCAGTAGAATCAATAATAGCGCCAGGTTGAATACTACCATCAATTAATAATCGATCAATAGATTCTTGACCAGTAGAAATGTCAAATAGATCCTGTGCTACCTCATTAATCTTTACCCTTTGATCCTCAAAGGTATCTGTTCTAAAAACTTCCTTACGATTAATTGCCATTTTCGATTAACTGACGGAGTAAACTTTTGATTTCTGACACGTCTTCCTTTAAGTTATTTATGTCAGTAGTGATTGTAGAAAACCTATTAGCAATAGTGTTTTTCGTAGGTTGCTCTGTGTTTATAATAGCACCCGTGTTAGGATCACGATACAATCCTTCGTGACCCTTTACTTTGATATAATGAATTTCACTCATATTAGAAAGATGCTACTGCTCGGAGATCTTGTACTTTTGGTGGTGAAGCAGGGTCATCTGTCTTCATGATAATTTTGACAGCATAGGAAGAAAATTCTACCAAGTTGCTTACACTATATTTAAACTCCTGGTAAGACGATTGAGATTCGTAGTTTCCGGAAATAGAGTTTGATGATGTAGCAATATCACTATTATCTGGGTTGCCATCGCTATTGAATCCAATCCAGTTAATGTCATCGAAATTTTCCTGACTGGAAGATTTCTTGAATTTGTAGAACACTTTAATATTTTCTGTATCTTTGACAGTTGCGGTTATACGAACATCTATTGATGTTCCTGGGGAGTTAATAAAGACTTCCTTGGAAACATACTTAGCAATAGAAGAACTATTCTTAGATTCTGTGTCAGATACATAGTCAACGCCAGGGGCGAAGATCATACTTCCTATTTGTAGATATTTGCCATCGGTAGACTCAATGATGTCTCCAACCCTAAAGATGTCTTGCTGCTGTTCTGTAGTGTCAGGTTGTCTAACATAAACAGATCCAGCAGTAATTTCATCTTCAAAATTAGAATTGATTGGTTGGTAAGGAGTGTCAACCAATAAAACATTTTTCTGGGAATCCCACTCAACCACTCTACCATTAATGGTGTTGTCGTATGTTGTAGTTACTTCTAAAGGATAAGAAGCAACAATATTAGAACCTTCCGAGAAATCATAATCTAGTTCTTGAATATCATTAATAGTTGATGTAACTGATGTAATAGTTACTCCAGCTGCTGTTGCTAGAGTAGCAGTTTCTCCAATAATATAGTTGGAGGATGTTGATATATTAATAGTTGCTCTGCTTACTCCATCCCATTCGATGATTGTTCCCAAAGCACCAGAATTATTTCCTAAAACAGTGACCCCTACTTCAATGTCGGCAGGATCTCCGACAAATATAAAGTCAACTGTGTAAGAAGGAAGGAATCTTAGTTCTTGATACCTCTTTCCGTATCTTGTTTCTGTGCCAGTAGCATTTTCTACTCTGTTAGAAACTGTCTTCACCGAAGCAGCATTCAAATCGATGACAGGAGATAAATTTGGATTAGAAGAAGACAAAGCAATCTTATACTCCAGTGAGTTATCTACCGAGTTAATAACTTGGTTGATTCTAGAAGCAATAACTTTCTGATTTAAGAAATAATGCTGCTCATTCAAGAATGTCTTCTCATAAGGAGAAACTTGATATGACGTATAATTTTGTGTGTTGGAATCAACAGGAACAATGTTAGTAGTTTTTACCATTGCTTCAATAGAAGTCTGATCTAACTGTAGATAAGATACTTGAGCATATAATCTTTCGTACTTTCTATTGTAAGATGCTAATACTCTAGAACCACCACCAATAATATTTGAACCTGCTCTACTTGGACTTGTAATGTTGTAAGTATCAACACCACTATTAGAAACCTCAAATAGTTCGGAATTTAAAGTTACGGAAGAGATTCCACCAACATCCTCTGCTTGTTTGAAGAAGACGTATGACTTCTCTCTATCCTCGAATCCGTTATCTCTATGAGAAACCTTTACGATAGCATTGTTTCCTTTGAACAGAGAAGAAGTAGCATTGACTGGAGATCTTACGCTAGTTTCAAAAGGAGAAGCATCTAACAACTCATATCCTAAGTTTTCATTTGTTAGTAATAGCTCAGCAGGTTGATCTGTAATAAACGATGCTTTATATAGTGTAAACTTGATGTCTTCAAACAAGTCTTCTGTAAAGTTTCCTGTATTTTGAGACTTGTAAACAGATCCTAGGAGAGGTTGTGTAGTTACAGACGAGTTAGTTGTAATCTCATTTTCTCCTAACTTAGAAGACCAGAGTTCATAATCAATAGAATCTGTTTCGATAGACAGGGCATACTCAGTATTATTTTGTAGATATACTGGATATTTAAACTCAAATCTACTAGCAACTGTAGATCTGTTAGTGTCGGTATCTACAGCAACACCCATACTAACTGCTGGGGTGTCAATCTCAATAATAGATTCTACAAATGCCCCAGAGGCACCTGTACCAATACCCTTGACAATAACAGCAGGAGCTTCTGTATATCCTTTACCGGATAGAACCAAATCTACATTAAATACAGATCCGTTAGAAACCTGGATATCAGCAGATGCTGTACTTCCTCCTGGCAACTGAGGACTTTCAATAGTGATAGATGCCCCGTTATACTTCTCACCAGTAGCAGTAACCCTGAGATCTACAACTCTTCCAGAGTCCTTAGCAATAGAAATCTTAGCGTTTCTATTTGTTTGATTATTTGATAAAGTAACGCTATCAAATCTTAGATCTTCATTCTGTATGAAAGAAGTTCCATTGTGGTTTGATAGTATTAATGTATATGTCTGCTCTTTGTTTAGAGTAAACGTAGTGCTCAACTGATCTCCCAAAGAGATGCCATTTTTGTCTAACACATCTTCAACTGGACCAGAACCACTCGATATTACTCCAGTAGCGTTTTCTCCTTTAGCAATCGTTACAGTCTCCGTATCACCAGTTAAGTATACCTTTAACTTAGTTTTGGGAGATAGCGTAGACTGTGATCCTGGAAGAATGTATTTGCCGGGAACTCCAGATTCTACGTTTGTTAAGTATACTCTAATAGGTACATCAGAACTCTTCTTAGTGAAGAAAAGATCAACGCCAGTGGAGAATACACCACCATTGAAATTCTCAATCTTAAATGTCTGTGCTAGTGGATTTGGTTTGATCTCTTGATCTGTATTGCTGTTGGCGAGTTGTACACCTTCATTTGCCTTGAAGTAGGAAATTCCAGTGGAGATAATGCTTTGTGGATTAGCGGGGATAATACCAGAAGCATAGAACTGAACCTCGGCATATGTGTCTAGATCTTCTTTAGGGGCATTAGTTTCACTAGAGGAGAATAATAAATTCTTAGATCCTTCAGTAATTCTAACTTCACCAGCAGATAGATCATACTGTACTGTCTCTACATCACCAGTCCATGTAGTATTAAGTCTAGGTGGTTGTCCGGCAGGAACCAGAACAATGCCACTTAAACTACCATTACTGTCGGTGATTAGTTCATTTCCGAAAGTAGTTAAAGAGTTTCCGGCAACACCTGTATATGTAATATCTGGATTTGCCCATCTACCAATATCAACACCATCCAAATATAGATAAACTTTAGTGTTAGACTTAAGTCTGTTTATAGTAAATTTGACAGGGATAGATCTAGCGAAGAACTGAACTCCTGTAGAGACTGCTTTTCCATTTACAATCTTTGAGTTTACGCCTTTTCCTAATTCGTTATTCTGTGGACTTACATTAGAAGAACTGGCGACAGTAGCAGCTGCTGTAGACGAAACAACATTCTCACTAGTGATATCTGCTAAAGAATCGATGTTAAACAGTGTCTTATCTGTTCCCACCCAGTTAACAATGAAAGATTCAAACAAACTGGATAAAGACTCTTTTGGATTTTCTTTTGCTAGTAAGATAGAATTTAATTTTGTATTAGTGTCAACAACTAATGGTTCTACCGAAGTATCATACCACTGGTCGATAGTAGGGGAAATAGAGGCATCTCCAACATACTGAATCACAACAAATGGATTTGGATTGATTGTATCAGTAGCATTATCATTTCCTAACAGTCTTTGCTTCTCGTATGGAAGAGTTACTACACCGTTAGAAATTGTATATCCAGAAATGTTTCTCTGGTCTTCTCTTGTGTTTACTTCTTTTAAAATAAAACTATCTTCTTTGGATTGTGGTCTTAAAACAGACTGCTGTGAATCAATAGCACACTGATAATCAATAGATCTTAGATTACCAACAGAGTGTGCTTCAAAAGCATCTACAAAGAATCCTGACTTAAATCTATCAATACCTAGATCATCCTTAACTTGCATGTTAAGTGCTTGCTGCTCTAAGATGCTTAGAGTGGTATATAACTCAAGACGTTCAATACGCTTCTCAAGTTTACCAATATCTCTCATGGTATAACGCTTATTGTCAACGGGAATGACACGTACATCTTTGGAGGTGTTAGTAAATGCTGGGATGTGTAGATAAGCAATAGCAATCGAATCATCAATAATCTCAGGTTTGCTAGGATTCAATGATGGATTTCCTTTCTCTACGATAACTTCTCCATTCTTGGACAAGAAGATTCCATCCATTCGATCTAGATACTGCTTTTCTGAGAAAGAGAATGTATATTCTAAGTTCGAATCAATAGCAGGGGTGAGGGTAGGAATACCTCCGGGTCCTGTAAAGGAAAGAGAAGCAGACTGGTTCAAGATAGAAGTATCTTGGAAACCAGTAATGGTAGATTCTGAATCAACTTTAGGTCTAAAATCAATGACATCTTTCAAGCTTACTGTTCCGAATACGGAAGAGTTGAACGTAGGAATTTCACCTGCTGGTACACCTGCCTGGTGTACATAAGAATCTACAGTTGAGAAGTCCCCTAAGGAATGCTCAAAATAGTCAAAAGCAATTAACAGTTGACCAGCTGGAGGATCAAATCCTGGTTTTAATACAATTCTAGATACATCATAATAGGTATCTCTTTGACCATCATCAAAAGTATACTTGTAGGTAATGTCTGTTCCGCTTACAAGATTACCGGCAGCATCAGCATCGGGTGGATTTGATGTGGTTCCTTCATAAACATATCTTAACTTATATACATCAGAATATGTTAAACTCTCGATGGTGTTCTCATCATAGTTTGTTCCTCTAAGAGGAATAACTCTATCTCCACCAGAAACAACAGAGATTCTTCTGTTTGTAATAGATGTCTTTAATCTAGGTCTTGCTTTATCAATCTCAATGGTAGCAGTTAGTTTTAGTTTAGGGAATACAGTTAAAGAACCTTGACCCTCACCTAAGAAATAGGAAGTTGGTAAACTAATAACAAGAGATCCAGCAGTTACTTCTGTAGATGTAGCAACACTAGAGTTAATCTGTACATATCTTTCTGGGATGTATACAATATCTCCGGTACTGACAGCTGTAGAATCTCCAGCATCTAGAACTGTTACGATAAAGTTCTCTTCGTTGTATCTAGCAAACCTTTGAGTTCCTGATGTTAACTGAGCACTAAAAGTAATGACTGATCCACTAGCAGCGAGATCAGAAACAAAGTCTTTTCTAATGAAATATTTGAATCTAGTATCAGCAGTATCTTTTACTAAAGATGCTACTTGTTTGCTTCCTGTTGGGAAGACAAGACTAGATTTAGTGGCATTCGAAACAAAAGGACGAACTACTACGACAGTAGCATTAGTTACATCTGCTGGTAGAGTGTAATCCAAGAAAATTGTTGATTTAACAACTCCTCCGGAATCAGTATATGACTGTACGATATTTTTGATAATCGTTCCGTTATCATCTGTATACTGAATTAAATCTCCGTTGGTAATATTTTGAGATAAATCAGTTCCAAATCCATTACATGTGATAAATTTAGTTCCTTTCTTTCCACTAAAAGTAAAACTAGTAACCTGAGAAGAGGTAGCATACTCGGAAGATGTAGTATCAATATCAGCAGTGAATCTATATGTGTTGTATACAGATCCAAATGATTTAATGTTCTGATTATTATAAGTCTTTACGGTATCTTTATTAAGAACAGCAGTAACTCTAGCATTGTTAACTCCACCTTGATCTGGTGTTACAGAAACAATAGGAGTTGCTACATACTTTTCATTGAATCTGTTTCTATCTACGATATCTACAGCATAGACAGTGCCGCCAAATACTCTTGCTTCTACTACAGCTGTATCTAATTCTCTACCATTAACAACAATCTTTGCTCTAGTTGCTCCACTGTCTGTATAACCAGAACCTCTAAAGTTTACTACGAAGTGGGAAATAGTATTTTCATCAGCAATCCTAGCACCAAATCCATCTTCATCTAGAAGAGACTCTCCTGGTTGGAACGTTCCTGATAGAGTTGTTACAAAAAGATTTCTTCCGAAACTATAGTTATTAGTTTCGTCAGACTCAATAACGCCATATGCTTTACTATCACGACCTACAACATACTTTCCGGATGTAAATCCTAATTGAGGACGTTTTTCTAGTTTAATTTTAGTGAAATATCTAGGAGCAAAATAAGAGAAATTAAAAGTGCTATTGTATGGTTCTAGACCACTTTCTACTCTACCCTTAGATAGAACAATGTCTAGATCTTCATTAAAACCTTGCCCTCTTTGTACAAGAGAATAATTTTTGGGTTTTGCTGTTCCAACAACAGGATGTAGAGTTTCGTTGTAATCAGCAACAAAAGCATATGGGTTGACGTTGAAAGCATCTACTTCTGATTTCCATACATATCTAAACTTACCATCACCACTTTCGTCATACTCAAATAGGTAACTGTCTAATAAAGATTTTTCACCAATGACTGTAAGTTCGGCAAATAGCTGTAACTCATCTGGATTTACTTCTAATCTATTAACGATAGACTTACCAATAACATCAACTTTATCAACAGTGGTTGGAGTTCCAGAACCATCGGTAGTTTTAGAGAACCATAATTCATCAGGAAGATCCTGTAAAATAGGAGATTCGTTTAGAAGTTGAATGTAAATTGTCTTGACACCTAGATCTAGACCAAATGGAGAATATCTTCTGCTAACTGTTGTCTTAAAAGACCCAGCGGATTCCAGTCCATTCGATCCAATAGTTCCATCATTGAATAAAGAACTAAAGTAGACATCAGGATATGAAGTAAGTTCTCCACCAACTGTATTGAGAGGAACTGTTCCGGCAATATTGGTAATTTTGTATGAGGAAAGACCTTCAGACTTCAATAATACATTATCTCTTTCGATAGTATCTCTTGCCTTATCAACCTCTACGTTTTTAGTAGACTTGTTAACAATCTCGTATCCTCTAACGTATGCTTTACCAGATCCAACAGACAGAATCATTTTAGAATCTGCTTCTGTTTCAGACAATCCATTTACTGTTCCTTCATCGGATAAAGGATAGATACCAGAGTTGCCATCTTTTTGATAAAACTCTCTAATTTCTGTAGTGAAGTTATCTACAACATAGTCTCCAGACTCGTCGTAAGTTCTTCTTGCTAGCGTATCTTCTAGTAATGTGTAATCTGCTGGTTGTACTTCTTTCTCAATTACACCCTGATTAACTCTCACCAACTCAATAAAGTTGTTATCTGTAGATTGATTATAATCAACTCTGGTTAAATCTAATACAATCTGTAGTCTATGTGCTCCGGGAGCAGAACTGTTCGAGTATCCTCTTGCGTTATCATATAACGTAGAATCTTGTTCCGGGGTTACTACATTTTCTTTGATGCTAAATCCAACCTTTGAAGAGGTTTGATCAGAATACTTATCAATGACTAGAATCTGTTTCTCATTCCTTACAAAGTATCCATTTACAAAATAAATTCCTTCTTCTACTTCTACTGCGCTAGCAAATCCCATCGCTGGACTTGCTAAAATAGTTCTATCCCCTGTTACTGGGTTCTCCAAAGTAATAGAAGTTGGTAGAACGCTTCCATCTACACCAACAACTAATAATGGAGTATTAATTCCTCCAACAACTTCTAGTGTTTCTCCTTGTCTAAAAGTTGTTTCGTTATTTGAGTCACCACTATTAATATAGTTTATGAATAAAGTATCAGATTCATCGCTAGTAGCATACGATGCTTCTACGACAGTTCCCACAACACCAGAAGTAATACCTCGTAGTTGTTCTCCGATTAAAAGTTTAATATCATATCTTTGGTAGATAATACTACCATCTTCTTGAGCAATACCGACTTCAGATATTGAAGACAGTTTGACATAATCAAGTCTCTTATTAAGACCTACTTCCCCCGGTACTACCTGTTGTCCCTGCTTAAAAGAATACTTTCCAATACTCTCAATCTGGTTTTGTAGAACAGATTGTAAAGTAGTTAGTTCTCTAGACTGAATAGAATATCCAGGTCTAAAGAGAACTTTGTAGAAGTTCTTACCAGCATCAAAATCATCAAAATAAGGAGCTGCATTAATGTTAGTCTTCTGTGGCATGAGAGTACATTATTTCCTGGGGAGTGAAAAACGGTCCCCCGGAGGGGACCGTTATAATATTTAGATCAGAACTCGATGACGAGTTTGATATCTTCAATCTGGTCAGGAGCACGGGTGATTAGTCTTCTGTTCTCTAGGTAGAGGATGTCTCCAGTATTAGGAGCAATCTCAGAAGCACGTAAACCATTTACGAACTTAGTAGGAGCATCGGTGATGTTATCAACGTCACCAACTTCTCCGCTACTAGCACCAGTGATAGGACCAACACCAACAACAGTAGCATCTTCGAAGTCTCTTACAACACCCTTGTCTGTATGCTCAGTAACAGACTGGTAGTAAGAAACGATACCAGTGGTAGCGCCAGTTGATTCGAAGGAAACAACACGACCCTTAGCAACACCAGATCCAGAAGAACGAGGTTGTGTGATTAACTCATCAACATCGAAACCATCATCGGTTAGGTTGGTAACAGCAATCTGCTTGAGGTTGCTGAGAGTCTCTTCTCTTGCTGGAGAAAGAGTATCGGAATCAGGATCCTTGAGAATACCGATTCTTCTGAAATCGTTATCTACAGGGAAGTCTCCGTCACCTTCGGCATAAGTTAGGCGGATGTTTGCCATAACACGCTTAACATTAAACTCACGCTCAATGCTACGAGCAGGAGCAACTGGGATGCTGTTTCCACCGGCACCATGACCACCCTTAGGCGAGATGATGAACTCTAGAGCAGTTTCTAGATCTCCAACTGCTACGCCAGTTGTAGCAGAAGCAGCGAATGTGTCGGTGAGGAAAAGACCAGCAGGAGAACCGTCATAAGTAATGCCGTCTTCTAAAGAGATGTAAGCATATGTATATCCCGATCCAGGATCAACAATACTTACATTAGCGATTCTAGCACCATTCGATGTGAAAGATACAACACCACCTGTACCATCTCCTAGGATAGGGGAGAAGTAAGGTTGTCCAATGTCAGGAAGTGTAGTTGCTCCGTTTTCAATGACAACAGATTGAATACCACCATCGATGGCATTTTGCTCGGTTTGAATTCTATCAGAACCATTGTTGATCTCAGCTAGAGATACAGGCAAGAAGTCTGTAGAGAGGAAACGTAGAACGTCGTCAATAGGAAGCTTGTACATAAACTTCCAGACATATCCTTCACTTGGGTCATAGATGACAGGAGCAGGAGCAACAGCTTGTCCGCCACCTAGGTTCTCAAGGAAAAGACCTTGCTCAGCCTGTCCACCGACAGCAGGATCTCTGTAGAGACCAGCAGCAGGTGCTCTAGAAGGTTCTCTAGTAGCAGCGATACCATCGGGGTTTAGGTCATCCGAACCATTATAGAGACACTTGAATACTTCGTAGTCTCCATTCATTACATAGAACTTCATGTTACCTAGAGAATCCTGCTGAGGAATGCTAGAACCTCTATCAGTAACAGCATTAGAACCAGGCTTACCAACTGTACCGTTGTTAGGAGCGGGATTTGTGGAATAGTCGTTCTTGTACATATCATATACGTCGGTTCCGGCACCAAGTTGCCAGTTGTAACGACGAATAACGCCTCTGGTGAAGGCAATAGTCATTCTCTTAGCGGCGATGATATCATCGAACACTTCGAAATATTCCTTATCGTTGTCAAACGCTACAGGAACGGTTGTGTCATCGTTAGAATAACGATATACACCAGCAAAAGCTGTAGAGTTGGTAGCATCGCCAGCATCACCAGCACCGGTAATAGTAATTTCTTCCCCGGTTCCAGGTGTTGTGTTGGTGAAGACATCACCACCTACGTTAGTTAGTAAAAGACCGTTCTCATAAACTTCAGCAATAGTAGCCGTGAAGTTGAAGGAGTTGGCAACGCTAATGGTAGCACCTTTAGCGCCAACATCCCATCCAGCACCAACGTTTACACGACCATATGTTTCTAGGAAGACTTCCCATCTTTGGGGACGACCAACGAAGAAATACATAGTATTTCTTTCTTCAGTCGGATCGTAAGTACCAATGGGGTTGCCATCATCATCATAGAAATCATCACCTAGAGCACTAATAAATTGCTCGGCATTATAAATTCTAAACTTATCAGAAATGATTGCACTCATTTAAAAAATCTCCTTTTGTGGTTGATATTTTTATACTCTTATTTATACAAGATTACCCGATAGTTCTTACGTAAGATGTAGCAGAAGCATGAGTCTGAACCGTAGTTCCATTGACGCCTCTGGTGATTCCAATAAGAGTTGTTCCGGACAATCCAGTGTACTCAATTTCTTCAATGATATGGTTAGCAGGATCAGGATCTGATGTATCACCAATCAAGATTCTACCAGAAGTTGGCCAATCTAAATCAGTCAAGTTTACAGTAGAATTGATAGTGACAGCAATAGTTTCGGTATTTAACAGATCAACACCAAGAGTACCACCTATTTCATTAATAGATGGGAAACCAAGATTGAACGTTGATCCATTAGGTCTAATGCTAGACTCTCCTCGTTCAAACTCTTGAATCTCATAGGAACCTAAAGTTTCGAATAGGTTAGCGTTAATATTTAACGAACCATTGGAGAGGAAAACATTTCTCTCGTATTGAGCAAAGCTTCCTCCTAAGGTAGTTTGTAAGTAACCACCCGATGCTAGATCACCCTCATTTAGATAATCAACAATACCAGTCGAAATTTCAAGTTTTGTTTCTTGAGTCTCACCTTCGACTACAGCAGCACTGGCGAGATCAGATACTACATCAATCTCTACCTCTGTATCAGAAGATACAAGTGCTAAGTCTTCTGTTGGTCTAATGTCAACTGGGGCGATAGCACCGGCACCAAATGGTCTGACGATTTCCTGGAAGACATTGACATCAACCTGGGCAGTTCTGATAATGTTACGAACAATGTTGGTGGAAATATCTTGTGGTTCGAAGGCAACAACTTCGATGAACGAAACAAAGACTGGGGGAGTCTCATTAGGATCATCAGGGATGCTGTCAAGGTTGGTGACAATGCTAAGCATTCCAACATCACCATATAGTGTTCCGCCTTCTGTAGGTTCACCGATAGTTCTAACGATTTCGGTCTTGCTTCCGAATTCAGTAAATGGCGTGATTTCAATAGTCTTATCGATGAAGATCTGTAGAGAAATGTCCTGAATAAGAACTTCTCTAGGAATAATAAGCTGTTGATCAGGATCTTCGGGATCAGCACCAGGAACAGTCTCTGTAAAGAATACTTCGAATGGGAATGCCGCCGTTGGCATGTTGTATTCGGCATAGAATCCTTGACCGTTAGGTACACCGAGGGAATCCAAGTGACTATTGGGATAATCTCTTTCGATCTGTTTCTCAATGCTGAGAGAAGTTTGATCATGCTCAATCTGGAAGATTCTCTCGTTGTTCTGAACAACGCCAAGTTCATCACCCTGGAATGGGGTAGCAAGGAAGAGTGCCTCACCAGAGATATCTCTTGGGAACTCACCGCTTCTTTCTTGAGCACCACCGGACCATAGACGTACAAACTTAGGAACATCATTTGCTTCGACTGGTGTTCCATCGCCATATGCTCTAACATCACTTCCGTTGAGGAAAGAGGTGACTGGAGTTTCTGGATCAAAGGCAATAAAGAGTTCCTGACCATTAATCTTGGATCCACCTATGAGAATCTCAGCAACAATACTCTTAATTGTTTCACTGAACTGGAACTGGAAGATACGCTCATCATTATGTACAAGGTTAATATTATCACCTACAAATGGGGTATCTAACGTTAGTATCTGACCATTTTCGCCTATAGCAGTCTGTCCTCTGTATTCAGCACCACCAGACCACAGAGGAACTTCATAAGTTCTCTCAAATGTAACTGTGGATGGATCTACAGCAGGAGAAACGACTTGAAGTTGAGATACAACAGCATCATCGATTTCAACAATTTCAGGACCAATAAGTTCAGTAACAATACCATTGAGAAGAACCTTCTCGAATGGATTAATAGTTAGAGTGATAAACGAATCTACAACCTCAACAGAATCAAATTCAGCTTCATAATCAACAGGAAGAATTTTGTCATAGAAGAATTCGGCACTTAAATCTGTCTGGAAGTGCTGAATCTGGAAAATACGTGTATCGTTGTGTACAACTGCTAAAGGATCAAACGTAGCGGTGACTGTAATCTCAACAGGTTTAATCTTGTCGTAGGAGAAGATTACATCCAACATACGAACTTCATCATCTAGATTAATTCCAGTGACGGAAGTAGAACCTAAGGCAATATCTACAATAGAAGTATCAGGTGTTACAACTTGTAACTGGGATACAACAGCATCATCGATCTCAATTACTTCAGGTCCGATAAGTTCAGTAACAATACCATTGAGAAGAACCTTCTCAACTGGATTAATAATTAGTTTGACAAAACTCTCTACCTCCTTCATGTCGGATAGAGATAGAGCACTCTCAGACTTAGTGATGTACTCGGAACTTAAGTTGATATCTACAACAGAAGTATCTTCAAACTCTCTTACAATCTGTAACTGAGATACAACAGCATCATCAATTTCGACAACCTCAGGACCGATTAGTTCAGTAAGAATACCATTGATAAGAACCTTCTCGAATGGATTGATAATAGATGTTATGAACGATTCTACATTTTTAACATCAACAGGTGGAGTCTCAATTTCTAGAGGATAGAATTTAAAGAGTTCATACTCAAAACTAATCTGAGCAGATAATGGAGAATCTACGAATGCTGTAACCTGTAAGAACTCAGTGATCTGTGTCTGAGAAATACTTAGATTCTGAGATTCTATTGGGAGCTGTAAAGTAGATACAATACCCTGGTTGTAAGAAGCTGCTAAGGATCCTTCTGGGTAGAAACTACTCTGTGGAAGGTCAAACTGACCTACAATTTCATTTTCAAATACAGCGATTGTCTGTACAGGAACAATAGCACCAGGAACAACGATAATACCACCAGACTGGAATTCAACACTAATGTCTTCAATACCTAAGAATACAACACTATCGAAGTCATCAATGATTTGAACAGTGACAACAGAGTCTAAAGATCTTAGGGCAAGATCATCTGCCTCATACTGGTTCTGGACCTGCTTACTAATAGGAGTGAAGTTTTCTTCGATGACTGGCATCGAAACATCACCGAAGGCAGAAGCACTAAATCCATCAAATAGTTCTGGTGGCTGAATAATCGTCTCGATATCAGCATCACGAACATTGAGAAGAGCAGGTTCTAGTCTGGCAAATGATCCAGCAAAGTGATCTGCTTCAAAGGTGCTACCAACACCAGATCGAGGTGGATCCGCTACGCCCCTATCTACAATAAAGAAACGATCTTCAGTTCTTCTATCATAAATTACTCTTTCATAATCAATAATAAGCTGTCCTTCATCTGGGAAGTGAGAAGCACTGTTTACGTAAAGGATAGTATCGCCAATCAAGAAGTCGGCATCAAGTCTAGCGACCTGATTTGAATCAACAGGAACAGGACTCAAGAAGAATTTATCTGTTGCTACCTGCTGATAGAATAGAGTAATTTCACTTCTTTCGATGAAAGGATCATCTAATACAGCGAAATTGACAGTCTGAGTGATTGTCTTAATAACAATCTCTTCCTTGGACAGAGCATTGAAGAATACTTCTGTAGGATCAAACTCAGTGATTCCGGCGTTGATTTGAAGATCAACCTCAACCACAGAAACATCGGATTCGATTTGGATGATAACAGTAATTTCATCACTGATATCCTGGAACTCAGGTGCCGATACATTAACAATAGTAGCCTCGATAAGTGCCTGAGAACCTTCGTTGAGGATAAAGATACTATCAATCTTGGTAAGAGATGGTTGAATCTTTAAATCATTAAACCTTGCTAGAGATACAGTATTGATATATCTGTTTGGATTTCTGTAAACCTCATATCGTTTTGCTACCACAACTTGTGGAGGCACTTCATATCCATATCCAGGTTCTAGTAAGTTAACACTTACAATACCTCCAAACCAAGTAACAGATGCTCTAGCACCACCACCAGCAGGAGTTTGTGGAATGAAGTATAGTTGGGGTGCATCTACGTATCCTTTGGCATACGTTGTCCTTCTGGTGTATTCTTCATTCCATTCTGGTTGATTCCAGAGTAATTCTGTAACTCTACCCTCAGCATCGATATTAGCAAATATACCAAGACCTTGACCGTTTTGTGGTCCGTTGTAAGCAGAAGTACGTAGTTTTACAAAATGATCCTTAGTGACATTTTTACCAACATTTTGCTGAGTCGTAAAACCTTTTCTGTCAATTTCTAATACTTCTCTAAATTTATTTTCACCGGAAATTCTAATCTTATCTTGCGGATGTAAATTTTCAAAGAGTTTTGTTCTCTCATAATAACACTTGTCATCATTAGTCCCATCCAACCAGTTAGTGACAAATCTACTAACAGAAGTAAGACCATCATTGTTTGTTTCTTCTACAAGAGTATTAGTATAATCGAGACCTCTAATAACATAAGTTTTGGTGTCAATACGACCTATCTTCTTGATTAATAAAACTTTGTTTTCGAGAAAATCATTATAGTATTGTATATTTGAAGTAATACGGAGAGAAACAGATCCATCAATACCTTGTTTGAAGTCCTTTATTCGACCTAAAGCAACCTCGGTATCCGGAACAGCAGCATCATATTGTTTGTATTCGAAATCTGCCTGAATAATAATAGGTGATGTACCATTTCCATCATAACCACTAAATCCAACAGTAGAAAGCTGTTGTCCGTCTTGTACTCTTTCACCTATATTAAGTCTACCAAATTTAAATTCAACCTGACCCAAGTCTAAGATCTTAATGTAATCAGCTCTAACATCATAGGCATAAGATCCTTCTGGTCCAACATTTAGGTTAATTAGTCCTGTTGAAATACCATTAGCAGTATTAGAATACTCAATGACACCAGACCCCGTTGGTGCTTCTGGGAAAATAATTAAATCAACAAAAGCATCAGGTTCGCCTGGTGTTCCGATATTTTCTTGACGAATAAATTCAGAACCACCGGTATGTTGGAATACCAATGTCTGATTGAACATAGTGGGGTTAGATACATTGAAACGATAAGTGTTTCCTGGTACAAGGTCTAACGTCGGCATCAATACCGTATCAATTAATAAATCACCACTTCCATCCTGTCCTACTACGAAAGACTGTGTTGGAATATTGTAGAATGGAATATTACCATATTCTCTGTCTACTGTGAAGTTTGTTCCTCCATCAACTAATACGTATTGAGCACTCTTTAAGTAAGTTAATCTTTGGTCAATATCTGCTCTGTCGGCAACATACAGGGCGCTAATATATTCTGGATATAGTTCAGTATCATAATACCAGTTTAAAGCTTCATCACCATATACAGTACCAGTTATGTTGACATCGAAATCTCTCTTATACGTATCAGTTTCAAAATTGTGTATTGTATAAAACTGATCCGTAGTCTTACCATAAACGTAGATAATCTCTACCGAATATGATTCGATAGTACCATCTTCTTGCTCAACGAATGGAATATCTTGTCTAAACGTGATTAAAGGACCAGTGATATTGTACGATTTTCTTGGAATCTGTAACACATTGTTGACAAAAACTAAAGCATAATCGGGATCTGGTACACTAACAACAGTGCCATCGACACTATTAACAATAGGGAATGGACCTCTTGGTTTTGTTTTTACGTTATCAGTTTCAATAGTACCAGAGAAGTAGTTGCCAATACTATAAATGTAACATTTTTGTCCAAGTCGTAATACACGATCTTCTCTTGGATCCTCGGAATCATATAGAGGATCTTCTACTTCTGGTCTTTCTAAGAAAACAATCTTATCGGGTGTAGAAGGATCCTCATATCTTGTAATTATATAAGATTGTCCATAGCGTTGCTTAACACCATCAACAACAACAATTAGTAGTTCGTTATCTTCTGTCTTGGCAATAGATCCATCATCATAGTATAGATCAAAATCACTAGTGATGCTATCAAATTGATCACTAATATCTTGGAACTTTCTTAGATATTGAGTATTAAGAGCATCATCAATATATTTCAGATGTTTTCCGTAGAACTTCTGTGCTTCTACAATCTGACCTTCAGCAACGCGTTCTCCTAAAGGAGCAGTAGCAAATTCGATTTGATTTCCAGAAACAATATATGCTTCTCCTGGTTCTTGTACAATACCATCGAGAGTTACAAAAATTTGTTGTTCGTTGAAAACATCAAGAATGAGATTTGAATTTTTCTCAAACATTGTGAATGTTGTAGTTCCTATTCTCTTTCCGGTATCAGGATCAATAGTCCCATCAAACTCAGGTACTAGTCTAATGTCCTGGAAGTTAGTTTGGGATAGATCAACATCAGAAACACTAATAGCACCACTACCTCTTATTACATTAAAGTCTTGGAAAGTAGCAACTTGCTGAGTAATAACTCTAGATGTATTAATAGTATCAACAGCTTGAAGTGTTACACCAAGTTGCTGATAAGTTTCTATTGGTTTTTGACTTGGTGCTGGCATTGGAGTTTCGCCAACACTGGAAATATTAACTTCACCGAATAACTGGAATCCAGCAGGATGAGTTGTTTCTAGGATTAAATCCCTCCATGTCTCAATAGGTGTTTCTGATTCTACAACATAAGAATAATCTTGATAGAAGAAAGAATCTTGAATTCTGTTATTACTATCGTTGATCTTACCTTTGTTAGAGGCAAAGTAACCATTTTGTGAGTAAGATCTAATGTCTTCATCAAAGTCTGTTGTTAGAACGTGTTTAACAGTAGCACTACTACCACCTAGACCTACAACATTTTGACCTGCTTTAAACTCCCCTTCGAGATTGAAGAGTTTTAATAGGTTAGATCCTTTCTTCCAGAAATTAATATCTACATTTGCCGTGGCATTTGTAGATGGTTGTGTTACTACATTCCCTGGAGTAAACAAATCAGCATCTTCTAATACCAATACAGTTTTACTCTTAAAGATAGGAGTGGTGGAATAATCGTTAGTAAATCCAAATCCGTTGTATGTAATTTCTACATCCCTAGGAATACCAATATTAGTAGACTCTAGATAGATCGTATTATCTGTCTCAACAACAGAAGCAGTTGTATCTTCTGTATATCCAGAACCTTGCTTAGATACTCTAACTCCGGAAATTACTCCGTTAACTACAACAAGACCAAGTTCAGCACCTGTTCCTGGTCCAGATAACACTAAATTTGGTTTTGAGTAACTAGATCCACCACTTAAGACTTTAACCTCTACAATTTTACCATTGGAAACAACTGGTTCTAAAACAGCTTTGTTTCTGGTTGCCGGGAAGACACCAAATACAATAGGAACAGATTCTAGAGATGTTTGACTGTTACGAATGCTAATTTCTTGAATTACACCAGTTGTACTATTTGATGTGGTGGTATACTCGATAATACCCGAACCGTCATACTCCACAGGATTATCGAGATCATAAACAAACTTAGTATCTGTAATGTGGGTAACTCGCTTTCTTCCTGTTAATGGATCAGGAATAATGCTTAATCTAGCTTGCTCGGTATCTACACCGGATGCTTTAATGAAATAATAGAAAGTGGAATACCTTACATCTACTTTCTCTTGTGTTGTTCCAAAAATATCAGGAGTAAATCCAAACTTAACTGATACAAAAGATCCTGGGGATCCTGGAGCAACAGAACTAATCTCCTTTCCATCTACTAAGATGTTATAGTTGATACTAGGAGAAATATCCAAGAAAGTATCAGTCATGGAAAAATGACTGGTATCAAACTTGTAACTATAGAACCTTACAATATCAAGCGAGGGGTTAACAACAAAGTTATCCTGATTATCTTTTGATAACTCTAACTTATTTGCTGCTGGTTGTGTATTAGTAAGAGATACTACTTTTCTTGGTACACTTTGATCAAAAAATACACTAGAGTCTGATAATTCATTGATGAAGTTAATATCATCACCATACGAGTAAGAAACATTAATTTCTCTAGTTTCTTCGTTATAAGTGTTAATTACTGGTTGTAAGGCATTGTTGTCGAATGGATAATATCCAGCAGAAAGTCTGTATGGAATATATTCACCTACTACAATATTTCCTTCGTAATGGTTTACGGCACTAGTTCCTTGTTGTGCTCTATTTACTGTTACGAACTTATTAGCTAGGTTTACTCCTTCAATCTCAACAATTTCATCTCCAATCTTTAAACGGTCTCCATTTGATAGGTTGTTTAGATTAGAAAGGAATAGTTGTCTGTTTTCTGCTGCAAAACCAACATGATCAACGGTGAAAGCAAACTTCTGTGTATTTGTTGGGGTGACATCTGGAATAGGATCTCCTTGGATAATAGTAAGAATATCTTCTTTTCTATATCCAGATCCCTTAGATGTAATAAGAACTTGTGATACAGGACCGAATCCAACCCCATTAGGATTACCTACGACAATAGTCGCTCTAGCGTTACCAGGATCGCCTGGAAGACCCACTCCGGGTCTTGCTTGGGTTTGGTCACGGAATACTAGTTCAACGTCGTTGTAGGTCCCTGAGACGTAGGATAGACCAGTGCCAATGACATCTCCACTACCAATACCAGTATCAGTAATGAGAGATTTATGCTCTAGTGTTCTAGCAGTGGTCTCTTGATAAATTTTCTTTCTTACGAAGTAAGTTGTTTCGGTAACAAAGTCATTTGGTGTAATATCAACTTCTACAAAATCACCAACAGACATGTCATGATTTTCGTTTGTTTCTACAATAGCAATATCTTCGTTAGAAGAGAATAGTTCTATGTTCTTACTCAAATCAATGATAGAAATCAATGTAGATCTAGAAGTATCAGAAAGAGTGTTACTTCTTAAGAAATATTGATCTCCTACCTCAAACGTACCGCTGGAAACCCTTACTATGACTGAGTTTTGGGCGCTAGTAGATTCTAAGACAGTTCCTTCGGCAACTACTTGCTGTAAATCACCATCAACTAGTTGTACAGTAGTTCCTAATGTATATGTTGAGGATTCATCTAAAATAAACCTTTGAACGACAATAGAAGCGTTTAAAAGATCTTGATCATTAAAAATAGGATCTTCGGGAGAAGCATTGATATCTTTGATAACTTGTCTTAAGACAAAGTTATTAGTATTGAATGCATCAGTTACAATTTCACCAAAACTTCCATTACCTTGTACAACAGTATCGCCAGCAAATAGATAAACAGTTTCTTTTGTTGTGATCTCTACTGCTTTTGTTTGTTCTGATTCGATACCAACTACAGTTTTTCCTTTGAGGGAAGATACAAAAGCATCTACGCTATTGTTTTGAACTAGTAGCGTAGATCCAACTTCAAACGTATCAGGAGATGAAATGACAGAAGCAGAAGTTACAGATCCGGATGTTACTGTTTTTACTCTTGCTTTAAGTTCGGTGCCGGAAGATAAGAATCCAGGAGACTTTAATCTTTTTATATCTCTTGGTAAATCTTTTTGAGTAATAGGAGTATTGTAATTAGAATCTACTGGTAGAGAATAGAAGTTAGATCCTACGACATATGGAAATACTGGATCGTTGTTAGCGTCAATAGTTAAGAAGTAAGCATAAACCCCTTGTGGATAATCAGGAGTTACACAAAATCTGCCATTATTAGCATCTAGTTCTGTTTTTTCACTATCAACAGATGGTTTCCACTCATAATCATCTACAAATGTACCAATCGGGTTGGTAATGGTAGATGGTCCATTGACTCTTGTGGTTTTTAACTGATAACCTGATTTTAACCTCTCGATAGGACTGGCAGGATTTAATGGGTTGCTATGCCCATAAGGACCGTAAATAGGGTTTCCATCATAAGCATATCCTAAAATAGGAGAGTGCTCAAAGGGGAAAGTCTCTTCATAAACAGCATTAATACTATCAAGTAGTCTTCTTCTTAAAATAACTGGGTTAGCAACTACACCGTACCCATATCCTACCTTACCTGATCTAGATTTAAAAGTATATCCGTTGTTAGTATCTAAAACAGTTTCGAGTAACTTATACCTGTCTTTGACCCATCTTCTTACTTTTGCTTTTACTACAGCACCAGTGCCTACCGGTACAGCAACAACTGATGTAAGTCTGGAATCATATAACTTACCGCCGTTGATCTTGATAACTTCAGTAATCTGACCATTAGATACGTTAGCTTGATATTCAGCAAACCCACCTCTACCTGTCACATCGGTGATAACAATGGCGGGAGGAGAAGTATAATATCTTCCTGGTTCATCAACTCTAATACTAGTAATGACACCATCAGTGACAATAGCGGATAATCTCGCTCCTTCTCCTGAAGTTATTCTTACTTCAGGATCTTCTTCATAAATCTCGGGAATTGTAATCTCAACACTAGAAAGAGTTTCTCCAGATAAAACTGCTCTTGCTTTGTTTGGTTCTTCGTTGATCAATACTGTAGGTGGTAGAGCATAGTTTCTTCCCTTGTTAAGAACTTGGAAAGACTCAATATTACCATAAACTACTTCTTCTTCAGATCTAATGCCATAGACAGGAGAACCATCTACTAGAATACCTACATCTTTGTTTCCTGTGCTATAAACTTCAGTTGTTGTAATAGGTTGCTTTCTGATAAGTTTTAGCAACTCTTGATCTTCTAGTGGGACGTTAACGTCAATCGTTAACAGATCACTATTAGAAGGGAAAGAAGAGGTACAGATATAATAGTATTGCTCATCTTCAAATACAGCACTGATATCAGCAACAACACTATCCAAGGTGATGTTGGGGTGAATACTATTAGGCTCGGTGAAATTGGAATTCAACAACCATCTAATATTGTTTTCTGGAGTTTTGATAACAGGGGAAAATGTATCAAATCCATCTCTGGATACTTGAATCTGATCTCCAGTGGAGGCATATGGTTGTGGGTTTCTAGGAACTAAGTTGTAAACTACACCAGAAACTAAAAATGTTACTGTACTACCATCCGATGTCGTAGATGTTACTAGATCACCGGAAAATATCGAAGTACCTACAGGATAGTTGGTATTTGTTTGATCTCTGCTAAAAAGTGAAAATTGATTTACATTTTTGGATCTATACTCAAGTTTTGTGTTACCAATGTACAAAGTTCCTTGAGGATCAAATCCTTGAGTAGAAAATACAGAAATCTTGTAACCATTTCCATATGATGCTAATAAGTCTTCTTTTTCTAATCTAGTCCTGTTTGCAACAGAAAACTCTCCAATAATAGTCTCGGGTGCTAGAATAATGTCAGTACCTACTACGTTATCAACAACAGCACTGTTAAACCCTTGCTCAATTCTTTCTCCAATAAGTTTCTTAGGATCTCCAGATAACACATTGATTTTTAATGTGTAAGTAGAAATCCAGTCAGAAGTAGATGCCTTGTAAGTATTATCTTTTGGATTATATACACTAACCTTCTCTTCTGGGTTAGAAGATACAATCGTCTTAAAAAGGAACTGAATAGATCTATCAGTTCCTTTTGCTCTGTAGAAATCTCCAATATTCTTAATTAGAGTTCTTTTGTCTACTTCGCCTTTTAAAAATTTCTCGGGAAATGATTCTAGATATTCAACTTCGAAATTTCTTACAAAAGCATATAAAAATAGATTACTGATGTTTAGAACATCTTCTCCGGTTGAATGAGGAGATGCTTCTGTAGAAACAAACTCACTCTTGTTATAAAGATCACCAAGGGTGTTATTGCCGCTAACTCCTCTTGATACCTCTAAAAATTGAGTATCTGTTCTCTCTTTGTAAAACAGAATTTCATCATTGATCCTGATATATCCGTTTCTATCAGGAAAAGACGTAGCATCATTTACTGTAATGGTAGTATCACTAGCTAATACTGCCGAAGATAACGTTGTCTTTTCCTTGAGGATATTTTTGTTGTAAAAATCAATATTACGATATTGTGTAATATTGCTAATAATATCTAATGGCTGTCCACGAAGTTCCTGCTGTTCATAGTAAGACTCTATGAACGTCTTCATCATTCCATAATCTTCAATAATAAACCCAGGTAACTGGCTTTCGATTAATGTAGAAATATTTCTTGTCTTAGCGGCCATTTAAGATTACTCGGGATATGTAGTAAATGTACTCTTTGTAATGTCAACATCCAAGTAAACATTACGAATAGCATTCAAATCTTGATTGAATGGGTCAACACGGACTTCAATCTTGTTATCAAAGAATGATCCTTTGATGATGGTTAAGTTATCGATGATAACTTCTCCTTTTTCATAATCGATTCTACCAATAGAATCTCTAAGGACCACTTTCTCATTAGTTTGCCCTAATGTATATAGGACGATTTCACCATCGTTATCTTCAAAATACACAGTTATATTGGGAAATTCACTGACAACAAATCCGGTTGATCTTACTACCGGATCACCACAGTATTCAGCAAATCGATTCTGATAACAAATTTCATAGTATGACTTTGTATTGATCTGAGGATTGAAGTCTTTCCTCATTGTTACCTTAGTTTCATTTGAGTTGATTACTGTATCAGCGTTATCAATCACAGAAACATACTTACTATAACGAAACTTACCATTGAACTGTTCAGTGTCTGATTGGGCGGTGTAGTCCTCTACAGCAGCGATAACTTTCTTTTTGATGTCCTCGGGTCTTGCTGTAGTAATAGATTTGTTGTAATACACCTTACTGTCTAGTTCTACGTACAAAATAGAAGGGTCAATTAGTTCTGGAGTAACAGATGCTACAGAGTAAGGTCTTAGCTGCTCAATGATCTGATTTTTTGTAAATGTTGTTAACAGGGCAGCATTTTTAGGTTTGATTACGATCTTGACCTTGCCATACTCAGGATTTACCTCTTCTTCTCCCCCGTAAGTAATGATATCAGCAACAGAAGGATAGATGTTCCTAATGATAGCAGCATAATCATCTGCTGTTACGGCACGATCTTGTGTACCAAAGTATTTTGGAGCATTGTACTTGATTGAAGAAATCGATTCGATATCTTCACCACCATCAGATGCTACAATCGTACTTAATACAATGTTTCTAGGATAGTTACTATTTCCATTAATATCTTCTAAAATTCCAGCAAAGGTAAATGATCTTGCTCCATTTGTTGCTGGTCCGTTTGTAATTACATACGAAATCTCAATAACGTTTCCGTTATCCAACGATGATCCCAAAACACCATCACCAAAAAAGATCTCATAACGTTCATCTTCAATCTCCTCTACAAAATACACAGGAGAGTTTGAATTTACATTTAATATATTGTCGGAGTATTCGTAGTCGGTAAATCTAGTAGACTGATTACTTTCGAAAACTCTTACTCTAATCGTATTGGTATCAACTTTGTTGTTGTCAATGATGAATCGTTGATTACCAGATGATGTATTTGCTGTATATGTATTAGTGATTAACTTACCTTCGTATACAGGTACTTCCTCAAAAGAAGCAAAGTTTGCTGAAACAGGTACAGTGATGTCATCAGCAGCAACATACTGATACAGTGTATCATCAAATATCGTAGTAAAACCTGTACCTTTCTTTAAAGAAATCGTATTTGGTGCTGTTCCCGTAAAATTAACCGAAAAGTTTACATAAGCAACAGGAGCACGTCTAGATTTTGGTTGATACCCTAAAGTCTTTGCTATACCAATTACATTCTCTCTTAATGTAGCGGAGTCGAGAAATAACTCATTCGCCACCATATTGGTGTTGAATGCGGTGTAATACGTATTATACGCTAATACATCCAGTAAAACACTAATAGCAGATCCTTCGAAGTCATAATCTGTAAAATCAGACTGTGATCTTAGGTATTCTTTTAATGTGGTCTTGATTTCAGCAAAATCTAAATTTGCTAACTGTACATAAGATGCCATTTTAACTTAATGCTTCTAGGAATAGTTCAGTCTTAATTCTGTTTTCTCTACCACTAATAACATACTCTAATTCAACTTCATATCCATTCTCTGCTTGATCAGGAAACACATCTAATCGAACAATAGTAATCCTAGGTTCATAAAGTGCTAATACATCCCTAATCTCAGTTTCAACAAGAGAAGCACTAGCAAAGTCTAATGGTTCAAATAGCACTTCTCTTAATCTTGTGCCAATATTACTATTGAACAATCTTTCGGTCTTTACTGTTAGTAGTAGTGAACGAATTGACTGCTTAATTGCATTATCATCTTTTGCAACCTGTAAATCACCCGTGACAGGATGAGATTTAAACGTCAAACTAAAATCTTTAAATGTGTTGACTTTGATGGGCATTTAAAAACAAAGTTGCTTTTATATATTTATCACATAT